GGGGCACCCAACTGAAAGGAACCAGCAATGAACAAAAACGACGGCTTCGTGGCAATACTCTTTCTCTTCGGAATCGTATTATCCGCGAACGAAAACATGAACTTCATCAATATTATCGGTGTCGCGTGCATGTTGGCGGCACTCTACACCTACCGCAAAGGGACAAAGAAATGAACAAGGCAGTACAGGCCGGACTAGTCGCCGGATACCTCAACACTTGCGTCCAGCTCACGGACGGGTACGGACTGAAATTAAGAATCATGCGTGAAAGCTGGAAAATGGCGTGCGACAAAGTAGCCGACCATTACGAACAATTCACGCAATCCACGGACGATAACCGCAAACACTGTGTGGCGGTAGGGAAAAAGGCACAGGCGAAAAGCTTGAAGAATCTTGCCGTGTGCGGTTGGTGTCTCGCACCCTTAATCACTTTACCAGTGTGGTTTCTCATGGCTAGGAAGACGGGTTTACGCGGCTATCTGACGGCAGTCAGCGTATGCGCGTTCACCAGACATATCGCGGAAATGTACTAAAAGGGGGATAGGGTGAAATATCGGAACGTTGACGCTTACGATTATCGTGTGCAGTCTCATTATTCGGGGAACGGTGTCGTATGGGAGGTGTATGAGAGGACTAGCGACGGTTGGGAGAAACGCAAACGTGGCTATGACAAGCGGATTGCCGAAGCAAGGGAGAGATCGCACGCGGTTATCGCTCGGCTTGCCGAAGTGCGTTATGGAGCTGATTATCGCGTGTCCCGGTTGGTGCCATTGAAGTATCCGATGTGTTGGGGCGTGTTCGTCGAACGTCGGCGTGTCGCATAACCAAGTAGTGTATTATAAAACTATCAACCAAGCAAGGAAGGACAAATCAAAATGACCACCGCAACAATCAACATCAACTACTTCGACGGAAAACAAACCATCGACATCCCGGAACTTGACGCCTTCTACACGTTCTACAATGAAGCGGTGGAAACAAAGAACATTCTCCGTTCAATCCGTCGCAAATGTGAACGCAAATACGGTTTCACGTTCGGACGTGTCAACAAGTTCCATGAAACCAGCTATGACACCACATATAAAGCACAGATTGAAGAACTCTGCGACTGACACCACCCGCCCCGCCCGCAAGGGCGGGGCACCCAACTGAAAGGAATAAAACATGTATGTAGTAAGATTCAACGGCGTCGATTATGTATGCGTCACATTCAGTCAAGCCGTGGCCACGGCAAGAAAATCAGCGGAACACGGAGTCGTCGCAACAATTTTTGATGATGAAGGCGAACAAGTCGCATCATTTCAACCAAGGGAGGAAACAAAATGAAAAACATGCCAGAATTTATTATGCATGTCAGCGTTGAACTAGCCGACTCAATGGTGGAAGAAAAACTACGCTACACCACCAATAAGGAAAAACAAACCTACACGATTGGTGAAGCCGCAACCCTCAGCAAGGAAAGCTACGCCATGCTGGGGGTTGCACTCGCGCAATTAGCAGAATTTTGCGTGGAGCAATCGGAGAAATAATGCTAGCGAAAGAAGGCAAACCAAAAGAGAAAAACCCGACCGAAGAAACCCGCCAACTCGTGTTGGAACGCGACCACTACCGGTGTGTAAGATGCGGGCGGGACGTGAGATACACGCCCTTCGGCTACTCCATCCACCACCGGCGCTTACGCTCGCACCCCTATGCTGAAATGCATTCCAGTACAAACCTCATAACCCTCTGCGGGTCAGGTACCACCGGTTGCCACGGTTGGGTGCATGAGAACGTGAAAGAAGCCGAACGACTGGGATTAATCGTGTCAGGTTTCGCCAGACCTGAAAGCATTCCAGTTCAAACGTGGGACGGGTTGAAAGACATTTAAAAAAGGAGAAGCCGCACGGGGGGAAGAAGATGAACCCGTGCGGCTTTATCAATGACAGCACTAAAAGTCAAGCGCCAAAACTTTCAGCACTTCACATTATACTAGGGCAACTTATTTTCGTCAACGAACGTTTTACCAAGTTTGCCGCCCATCACCTGATTGACAGCAGTGTAAACCGTCTGAGAGACACCCACCACAGCAACAAGCAGTACACCCCACGTATAACCGTGATTAAAACCGCCCACCGCCGCGATAGCCAACATGCCCAACACAATACTGACCGCGAGACTAAACAAGGCGGTCATGTTATCCGGCAGGACAGGTTTAACAACCTGCACGAACACGGGAGCAACCAAACCGACGATAGCAACCGCGATAGTCTCAGCCTGAGTAATGTCCATAATTTACTCCAATCACCAATACAAGGTTTCACCCGGGTAAATCACGTTAGGATTGCCTGAACGATAGCCCTTAATCTGACCCACGTTAATCTTATATCGTGACGCGATACCGCTCAACGTGTCACCAGACCGCACAGTATAACGGCGTGCTCCCCCAGTGGAAACGCTAGAACTGCGACGGCAAACACGCTCACCAGCATAAATGATGTTCGGATTGCCGCTACGGTAGCCCGTCCACTCATTCCAACTGCCACCATAGCGTGATGCAATCGAACTCAACGTGTCACCAGACTGGACGTAAACGCATTGCGCAGAGGATTGAGCCGTACCGCATCCCAAACGATTATTCACAATCCTCATAACCGAATCATAATAGCCGCCCAAGAGTGCGCGACGCGTCGCGCCATTACCGTATCTGCCCGCGATAACGTCGTTCGCCATCTGATTCACATCACCATTAGACGTAGTGTTCGGCGTATCATGCTTCACCGTGGTAGTGGTGCCAGTATTAGCGAACGAATTAGGCACACACCCACTACGTTCACCACAGGCAATCCGACCCCAAGCGGTCTTATCCCCGAAGAACAAGTCAAGGTCAAGGAAACCATTATAGCCACTCAACATACCGTGAGACGTGTATTGCAACATGCCCTCACCTGCACTGCCAGCATTCCACGGCTGAGACTGATAGCCAGTGACGGCATTGCTCGCATACTGTGCCTTCCACAGCATACAATGTTGACGCACGTCCTGCGGAATCTGCCACACGGCAGACGCTTGCACATAAACCACAGGCCAAACGCTAGTACGCTCATGCACGCGATTAACCCACTGACGCACCCAATTACCATTACCCCACGAGACATTACGGTAACTCTCCCAGTCCAACACGAGCATGGAACGGCCAACATAAGAGCCTACCGTGTTAACGAAGTAGTCGGCTTCCGCAACCGCACTGCCACCATTCGCATAATGGTACAGCCCATGAATCTTCCCGGTTTCGATAGCGCCAGTAATCTGGCTAACCCACGAAGTGTTAGTGAAGTCCACACCCTCGGTTGCCTTGACGATAGCGAAATCAGCCGGAATAGTGCGCGTGATGTTCGCGGGTTGCCATCCGCTCACGTCCACTCCATTCATGTTCGCCAACGCCACGCTAGGCGAAAGCATAATAGTCGCACTCAATGCCAAACCGGCAACCGGCCTGACCATGCTCCGCTTAAACCGCTTATGTTTCGGCTTTTGTTTCATTTTCCCTCCCTACTGCTTGCGCAAGTACGAATCTTGTTAGTTATCTCAGTGCCCACACCATTACCACCTAAAGCATGGTAGGCGTTGTAGACGCGTTCGACAGTTTCCTTGTCCGCGATGGGCACGAACCCGTTATGCTCCCGTTGCTCGTCAAACTGTTTCAGTTTGCAGAACAAGAGTTCTTTCACACCCTCGCGTAATGGGTTGCGTTTCGCATCGATTTTGCTCAACACCCATTGCACGAGAATAGTCACCGTCTGACTGCCGAGAATGGCGCACAATAATGCCGTCTCCATCAATGCTCCCAATCAATCGGGGGCATGTTGAAATCGTAAGTGATTTTCATTGTCTGCCTGCTGTTCTTCGTCACTGGCTTGTCCAAGCGGGCACGGCTGAAATACTGCGAACCCAAGTACAGTCCGGTATTCGCGTAATCGCCGCCATAGGCTAGAGCGAAACCGCCTATGAACGTCATACAGTCAAACGGTGAGTTTGCCTCCCATCGTGCGCATGGTTTCAACGCGTTAGCATTATCGTCAATATCATACACTTGATTGTTGAGTAGGATACTGTTTTCCTCCGGCATAGCGGAAACATTATAATAATTGCCCGTGAAAGTTTTCTTAAGCTGGAAAGAAGTCGAATACTCCCTGACCTCATTTTGGAAAAGGATGAAAAACGAGTCACGAATAGCGGAGTAAGAAATCGCTCGACAATAATCTCCAATATTGTGCGTTTTCACGTCAGTCAGGTCAGACACCGGCGCACTGCAAACAGACTGTCCGTTAATCCAAGAAATGGAATGATTATAAGCGGTTAAAGATTTACTGTTGTTTAATCCGGCGTTAGGGACTTGCACGGTTTGCCTGTTCCACGTATCACCGTTAAGTCGTGTAATCCAATCATCAACCGTGAAGGCGATAAGCCTATCAGTGTCCGGAGTATAAATTTTTCCATCACAGTAAGTCACTGGCCAACGAACATTATAACCTGCCAAAAGTTCATATCCAGCCTTATAAGCTGGATTATCCGTGGAGGGGCCACTATAAATGCTTTGGAAAGTGCCGTTACCTTGCGATGTTGAAAAATCAAACACGAAACGCAACGAGTTCGCCTTGCGATATGATTCGTCTTGGTTGAAGCTACACTCGTTAGCATTATTCGACACGTATTGATGATAACCGTAACTCAGTGGATTGCCATGAATCACACGTTCCCGAGTATTGACAGGCCCCGCGTAGTCTGTCAGGATAAACGCACTGTTAAGCGCATACTGTGGAAAATCAGAACCAGTCCGATACAAGTTCGTCCCATCATGCAACATCATAAAAGACGCGTTGACATACTTGCGTAACGCGTCATAAACGAACGGGCTAACATAATTATCATGCTCCGCATGGTCTACAATCCGCCCGTCCTCCATCACATCCACGGCCACGTGACCTTTCACGTGCGGCATGATATTCAACCGTTCCACTGACTCGTTCAAAATATTTCCCCTCACTTTCAAAGCGTCACCGTGACACTCACGTCAAGTTCCTTTACTATAATTTTAGTCGAACCAGTCAAACCAAGCGTACTCAAGTCAAACGTGGTAGACCCGTCAACAACAGCAGACATTTCACGTTGACTCTTGTCTGGCAGAATAAGCGTAAACACGGTATCATTCTCGGCGTTAGTGATTGTGAGCGTCTTATCCTCAAGCCACACAATCGGATTAACAACGTCTTCAGTTTCACGCCATTCCGTCTTGAACCGTTCCACAGTTTCCGCAACAGTAGTGTCGTTGCGTTCCGGGAACATGATAGACGTCGTATCCTCAACGTTACGCCATTCGCGTTTAAAACGTTCCACAGCGTCAACCACACGCCGGTCAGGACGTTCGTTAGTGATACCACCATACGCGCCCTTAGCACTGATATAGATTTGCGCGTCATTGATAGCGAGATTACCAGCGCCACCATGCTTAAGATACAAGTCAAGCGTGGTCTGGTCATTACTGCTCACGTTCGTAATCAAGAACGGAAGGCCGATAGTGACATACCCTTCCGCGCATGTCTGCATGATACGCGGGCCAGCCTTTTCACCGTTCAAAAGGAAATAGCCTTCGAGCAGTCCCGCCGTCGTAGTCTTGACAGTTAGACATAGATTACACTCAAGCATAGTATCCGAGTAAACATTAATGCTCAATGGTAGTACGCGTGTGGCCGTATCCCCTAGCAGATATTCCGTGTCGTTGAATGCTTGGAATACGCTAGCCTCCGTCGTGGACGTCGTATCACCGGTAGTATCATCAGTCGCAATGGTGAAAGATGGCGGCACATAATCCAACGTCACGCTATCATCATCATGCACGCTGGACGTGTGGATAACACTAACAGTTGTCAACACGCGCACGTCAAGCACATTATCCCAAACGTACGCTTGCTGACCCAAACGTAAATCGCTGATACCGTCAACAGCTGTCAAATCATAAGATAGCGTAGGATATGCGGACACGGAGAGTTTCTTCCTCGCGTCATCAAGTAGATTCTGCACGACGGTGTAACGTTCGTCCTGCCATTCCTGCCGTTTCGTGAACCGGGCACGTGCCTCATTCTCAGTCATGCCGAGTGACATATACCAGCCGAAATCTTCAACCAACTCACTGCCGTGATTCACGTTCGCCACAGTCAATCCATTGGCGCCGATAGGGTGCAGGACGGTGCAGGTCGGCGGCGTCTCAGTCTTCTTAATATTGGACATGTTGACGTCATAGTTGAACACGACACCGGAAGGTGTCATATCCCGTTTAACGAATGAGACTTTACGCTGGGCGGAATCGAAAGACAATACTTGGTTAGACTGATTAGCCAACCACGTCAACAATTCCGTGACCTTCTTGCCTTGCAGGTCGGCGTAAATCGTGCGCGTATCATCCTCAATCGTTCCAACCGTCCACAACGTGTTAGACAACAATTGCGTGACTGCCGCGCTCAACTTCGCCTTTTCAACTTGGAATGACTCAACCTCGATACTCGCCATTTCTGCCTGCGCTTCATCCGCGACAATTTCACACGTCTCCGTGTCGCGCGTGCGGTTCACTTCGTTAATGACGAACCGACGGTGTTGAAACAACAGTTCCATGTCCCCCACAACGTCTGTGGCTTCGTCAGTGCCAACGGTTACGGTGAGCTGATTCGTAGAGTCAGAACGCTGGTCAAACGTCCATTCCGCGCGTGGGCTGAGCGTGCGGAGTTCATGGCCTTGCAAGCCGACAAGGGTAATAGTGTCTTCTGCCAGCATCACAGCCACCTTGCAGTATACAAACCATTGCCGCCGCATTCAGGGTAGAATCTAATCGTGTTCCCAGTCTGCCTTAATTTCGGGAACGTGCCGGACGTTTCCAATACTGTCAGCTTGTTATTGACGGTGACAGTGCGTGTCTCACTGTTGACCACTATCACGTCACCTTGAGTGACTTGCATGTCCAAGGTGAGCACGTAGCCGTTAACATTCATACTGAAATTGTTGGCGGACTTGTTCACCACAAGATTAAAAACCGGTTCGACATTGTAATTGGTGTGCAACGTGTCAGTCGGGAGCGTGTCGAAATCAATATCATACACGGCACCATAACGGAACGGGTCAGGACACGTGAACGTAATAGTCCCGCTCGCGTAAGTCTCATGCTCTTCCAAGTCAATCGCGCTAACGATAGCCTGATACGTGCCCTCTTGGTCACTGAAAGACAGACTAGCGGGCACGTCGGTAGCAAGCACGCTCATAAGCTTAGACGCGTAAGACGGCATCATCTGAAAGCAGTAGCCGATAACGGTTACTTCCACTTTGATATCACGCGCGGGATAACGATTGCCTACGAATCGGCTACCGTGCGCACCCTTATATGCTACCGTGGTCACGTCCGGGCTGACGAATTCGCGGCCCGTCACGTTACCGATATAAAGCACGGTGTCAGGTAGGACGGTAGCTAAATCAGTATTATTGAAAACGATTCTCAATTTCACACCCTCTTCAAGTCACGACGTTGCAAACGGTTCAATTCCTGCGCGATAAGACGAATATCATTATCCGAACGCACCTGCATTTTCTCAATCACAATATTAGTGGACGGCAATGCGGACGTGACACCACTCGAAGAAGCATCAAACACCGGCAGTGAGCCAGTAGTAGTAGTCGGCACCTTAACCGCGTCCACCATATCCAAACTCAACGTGTCCAACGAGTCCATCAAACCACTAGTGTTAGCCTTGATACCCATTTCAATGCCGGACGGAATATACTTGCCAACCTCTTCGGCCATGACTCGCGACGGAGAATGAATACCCAACGCCTGCTTAGCCCACTTGACGATGTTTCCACCGAAGCCGAGAATATTATTACGCACCCAGTTAAACATGTCACTGATACCATTCCACAAGCCTCGAACGATATTGCCGCCAGCATCCTTAAGCCAGTTCACCGCGCCATTGAAACAATCCCTGATTCTGCCGGGGATACCAGTGATGAAGCCCACTGCCTCATTGAATCTGTTCACAATAGCGTCCTTGGCTTCTTGGAACTTGCTCCCGAACCATGCGCCAATATCGTTGAAGAAACCCTTGATTCTGCCGGGGATACCACTGAACCAATCTGTGACAGCGTTCCACGCGTTTTGAATGTTCGTCCCAGCGTCGGTGAAAAACTTGGTGATACTATCCCAAATGTTTTGGAAGAAGTCGCAGAGGTTTTGCCACAAGTCTTGCATGGTCTGGCAGAAGTCCTGCCATGCTTGCTTACCCGCGTCAGTCTGCGTGAAAAAGTAAACCAACCCAGCTACAAGAGCCGCCAATAGCGTGATAACCAACACCAGCGGATTAGCCGCCATAGCCGCGTTAAACAGCCATTGCGCTACTGTAGCGGCAGTCTCCGCAAGACTGAACGACTGAAGAAAACCGACCACGCTACTAATGATTTGCGCGGTCTTGAACACAGCAAAACCGGCACCGATACCAACAAGTGTTGAAACAATCCACGTACTATTCGCACTAAACCAATCGGAGAACATTTTAAGCAAATCTAACGCGGGTTGAATCGAATTACCAATCACGGTGAACACGCCACCAATGGCAGTGCCAAGACTCCCCAAAATATTGGCTAGCCCACTCCAATCGGTATTGTTCACGAAGTCGGTAAACTTCCCCGTCATGTCAGTCAAACCGTCTAGGAAACCCTTAACAAATGGTGTGAACGCGTCACCCAGTGTACCGGCCATAGTGCGTTTGAACGCTTCCCACTGTTGACCGATGCTCATTGTGCTGTCTGCGGCTTCATCTGTAGCACCCTTGATATTTTCATAACTGTTCGGCACGTTGCCGAGAGCTTCAATCATACCAAGCGCATTATCCTCACCAAGACTAGACCAAAGCGTTGACGCTAGACTAGCTTCCTTGGTTTTATCGGTCATGGTGCCCATTTCACCGATAACAGCATTCAACACGTCTTCCGCAGTGGCCTTACCGTCCTTGAAATTGTTGAAAACGTCCTGAGTCCCCTTCGAAAACTCTCCAATACTCTGCTCGATACGCCCGTCCGTCAGAGAGGTAAGGAACTCATTAAGGAAGTCTCCCACCTTGTCCAATTGGTAGGCGCCACTATCCACGCCAGCCTGAAGCAGTGAGAAATATTCTTGCGCGGACGTACCGGCTTCAGCCCAACGGCCAGAATACTCGGACAGGTTGTCGCCCAGTTCGTCGGTATAGTTCAAGCCGTTTTGCATACCTTTGGTCATAAGGTCGGTGGCATCCTGAGCGCTCAAGCCGAATTTTTCCATAAGGACTTTTACGCCACGCACAGATTCTCCAGCGTCCGCGTCAAAGGTTTGAGCCCACACTTCCGTTGCCTTGGTGACAGTGTTCAAATCACCATCACCAATGCCACGAATCACAGAACTGACGTTAGACGCGACGTTAGCCACGTCTTCCAAGCTTTCACCCCAGCCTTGCCGGTAGAGTTCGCCAGCGACTTTGCCCGCGTTCTGTGCGGCCACGCTGCCTTTACCTAACTGGGCGTCCAAAGTGCCTTGCACATCAATCTGGCTAATTGCCGTATCAATACCCGTTTTAAACACGCCACCGACTGCGGCAAGAGCACCACCAATACTCGCGACTTTCACAAGCTTGCTAGGCAGACTCAAACCTAACCCGTCAGCAAGTTCACTAATCCCGTCGAACGTTTTACTGAACGCGTCCTTAATGCTCGGCGCGTTCTTACCACCGTTCTTACCAACGTCTTCGGTGGCCTTGTCCGCCTGCTCCGCGGACTCTTTAATATCGTCAGTGGCGTTCTGAATATCCTTTACGCCTTTTTCATAGCCGCTAGTGTCAATAACGGCATCGAAACGAATTTCACCCGCTTGCGCCATGTCACATACCCCGTTCCAATTGCTTCACGTATTGCTTTAACACCTTGTCTCCCTTTTTTGCTTGTGACGCTCCAACCGCAACATACACATCATTCACGTGTAGTATGCGGTCACGGATTGCGAGACTACGGCCAGCGTTCAATAAGGCTATGAAAGTCTCGTAACTCACCTCGTCAGCTAGCACGTCTCGGACAGCCTGCCAACCGTAATATTTGCCGAACTCGGCCAGTAGTAGTTCGTCATCACGAAAAAACGCCGAAGCTTTAGACTTGCTCTCAGCCTGCCGCATGGCTTTAAGCTTTGCTAACTGCTCCGGCGTGAAATCGTCAATGACCTTATGCACCGTCATTGACTACCCCCCAATTAGAAATACGTTTTACCGAAAACGAAACGCATAATCTGACGCATGACCGCCTGATATGCTAGCGGGTATTTCTGTTCCGCTTCCTCCGCCCACGTTTTAAACTCGTCGGTCGGGGAGACGAGCGGGATAAGCAGATTGCACAAGTCGTTTTGAATCTTCAACAATTGCTTACTACTCATATCCTGAGCGTTCAACGCCTGAAGCGTTTTCACCTTGTCCATGAAATTCAGATACGTGCCCGCACCCATAGGATTCACAGTGAACACGGTGCCTTCTGGATTATTGGAGGTAATCAGTTTGAAAGTGTGTTCCTCGGTTTGTTCGCGAGTATCGATAGTGACGATTTCAGACATGGTTTAGGCTCCTTACTCCTGTACGGTGTTGGCTTTTGCCGAGTCCACCACGTCAACGTACTTCTGCTGTTCCGGGTCATACTTGGTACGCTTAGACGGGTCACTGCAACCGAAGTTAACGTAACCCTTCTCGTCAGGGAGCATGGTAACGTTCAGTTCGATAGTCACCGGGTCACTCGTGCTACCGATAGTGAACTCGCCACCATTCTGAATCAGTGCGGCCGGGATATACACGTCGTTCGTACTATCCGCGTCACAAGTATTGTGAATCACGATAGGCTCGCTAGTGATGGCGGAGCATTCACCCGCACCGAAAGTGACTTTGGTGCCTGCCGTGCCCTTGGTAGCAAGACTTGGGAAGATGCGGCCAAGCACTGCCATGTTCGGAATGATGAGTGGAATAGTTGCGCTGATTTCGCTATAGGTGCCTGTGGGAATACTAATGGTTCCGGCTTGAGACTCCACGTCCACCGTGTTCGGTGTGAGTGTGATGGTGATACCATCGGAGCCGACGAGTTCGGGTGCAAATTCTTCCTGTCCGATGTATACGGTTTTCTTACCGATTAGACTGTAGTCTGTGGTGGCCATATTGTGTTACTCCTTATTGAGAATGATTATCGTTTTCTGCTTAGTTCCTAGTTTATCACTTTTACCCCGTTTAAATCTGGGAGTGGGTAGGTGATGGTGAAGTGGATGCTTTTCACATAATGGCCTTCACTGTCTACCGCGTCTAGGTCTATACTGCTTGCGGGGCTTATGGTGAGCTTATTGTAGACTATTGGGCTTTCGGGTTGACAGCTTAGCGTGCATTGGTCTACTAGTTGCGTGTTGATGTATTCCATGAGTTTTAGTAGGTATTCGCCTTGTCGGATTACATCGTAGAAGCGTGTGCTTACTGTGAGTTGGTCAGTGTAATGCCCGTTGCCGTTGCTTACTGTGGTTGAGGTTATCCATATGCCATCTTTACTGCTGACTGCGCCAGTGTCTAATATGGGGCTTTCGTTTACGAAGATGGTTTCCCCATAGGTGCCGAAGCCGTGTTCTGCTAGGTCTAATGCTACTGCCAGTTCAATCATTTTAGTATCCTTTGAAAGTAATTGTCCGCGTGGGCTTGGGCTTTGGCTACTGCCCGATGTAGGTAGAGTCTTGTGCCGGGGTGTCGATGGTTTTCGTATTCTCGTCGTTTGGCGTATGGGACTCCACCGCCACCGAAGGAGACATAGCCTTTCATGCCTTGGAGTTTGAACCGGCCTGAATCTTTCAATAGTCCGGGGTGTTTGTCTTCGGGCGGGGAGCCGATTGGCGCGTTGGTCACCGCGTCCCGGTGGATATCGGTCAGCATGCGTGTTAGACCGGTTTGCATTGCTTGTCGGCCTTGACGGTAGATGTTGCGGTTGATTGTGATGCGTACCGTCATAGCGTGTTCCGCCCGTAGGGTTGCGCGTAGATGGTGATGAATGTGGTTGTCCCGTTGGTCATGTCGTCGCCCTGACTTGCCTGCGTGATTTTGTAGGTGCGGTTTTTGGCCTTGATGATAAGGTCTAGCAATTGGTCGGGGTCACGCAAATCTGCTGGGATTGTCTCGGTTTTGACGTGGAGTCGGCGCGTTGCGATGCGAGTCCCGTAGTCTCCGAATGCGTCGGAGTTGGTGGAGCGTTTGACTATGGCCTGCATGTCGGCAAGCTTGATGTTGTTTCGCGCTGAACTCGCATACTTCCAGAGTTCGACGGTCTCCACCTGCTCGGGGAATAGTTCGAAGGGGTCACATGTCAAGGCCGTCACCATCCCCAAGCCAATAGGGCACAGCCGGCAGGGTGCGGGGCATGGCGAGCCGGCCTACACCTAGCGGTTTGTCGCAGAGCGCCCACATGTCGATGACGCTCGCAAACGATTCGACGGTTTTCGCCAGTACGGGGGTCGCCGTGTCCCGCTGGTAGGATACCGACACGTCTTCGATGCTTTTGCTGGTGATTCGGTCTGCTCCGGTGCTTGCGTCTTCCAATCCGCGTATCATGCTTGCGAGGAGTGCCTGCATGCTTTCGGGGATTGTCTTAAACCCGTAGACGCCTTGGATTGTCAGGACTGTACCGGGGTCGAGCTTAGTTTCGAGTGTGAGCGTGTGACCGTAGGGTGTTTTGATTAGTCCTGTCACATAGTCGATATCGCCGGTCTCCGGCGCGAACGTGTACGCTGCATCTTCGCCGCTGTGCTTGACCGACTGCACCGCTGAATACCATGCGCCGAGTTCGACGGTCACACCGTCCGCCTGCACGATGCCTTCGCCTTCGCCTGTCTTTTCCGCGACCATTGCACCGCATAGGATGTTGCTCACCACCGGTAGTACGGTCGGGAGCCACTTCCGCGCAATGTCGCCGCCGATGTTTTCGATTGGGATAAAGCTCATATGTTCCTCCAAAAAAAAGAATAGGGACATCAGCAATTGGTGTCCCTATAATCTTACAATGTCAGCCTAGTTGTCCAATTGTCGGCTCGTCTACGCCGCTGGCGGTCAACACATTAGCGGGATTTGTGGCTTGAGCGTTCTTGACGGCGCCCAAAATCTCGTTAACTTTGGTAATCACGTCGGTAAGCGCGGCTGAGGTGTCAAGCGTGCTAATTGCCGCAAGTGCTGGGATGGCAGGAACAGTAAGGGCATAGGTATTTCCGGGAAGACTTTCCTTTGACAGTCCTTTGTTATTCATATACATAATACAAAGGTTGCCGGCAGCATTTTTGTAGACTCCCAATGGTGTTACGTTACTCGCGACAATGTTGTTTTTGTACCCAAGGTTATCCTCGGTCAGCGTCCCTGCTTTTTCAATCTTACTGTTGGTATCATCGGAGAGCTTCAACGGATTGCCTGTGGTGCCGGTTCCTGCAAGTGTATTATCGGTGTGAATCTCGGTAGTTCCACCACCGCCGATGTCAACGTGTTTGCCGTTTTCGTCCACAAAACTGGCGGTGATTGCGGTCTGTGATTCGGGCTTGTCGGTGTCGGTCAGGCGCACGTAAGTGGTTGTCATGATTGTTATTCCTTAATGTGAGTGTGTCCCATTATGCGGTAGGTGGGGGCGGACGTTTGCCCACCCCCCTAGTCTAGTCAGGCTCGACTGCTACCTAGCATGTCACGCGGCCTGCGGATTGAGCACGCCTGCGCTCTTGACCTTGGTCAGAGCACCACCCGCGAAGATCTCGCTCAGGTACTCCTGCTCGTTGGTCTTGAGTGCGAAGTTTGTGAACGCGCTGATGGACGTATCACCGACAACCCCGTAGGCTTCGGGGACGATGATAACGGCGCGGGTATTCGCATCATCCGCATCAGTCCACCAGTCCGGCGTGATAACCTTATCCACGCCAAGGTAGGCGGCGAGATTATCATTACCGTAGCCGACGAGCGGACGGCCAATGCCATCAGCCGCGGTGATAATATCAACCTTGGTATCGGGGCTGAGCACGAGCACCTTGGTGCCGGTGGCCGTAATCTTGGATGCAAGGCCGACCACATCAAGCACGAGATTAGCACGAGTACCCTCGGCCGCGCTCAGAACGAAATTCTTCCCCGCGAACTCGCTGGAAGTGTCCTTAGCATCGGTCTGCACGGAGCGGAAGAAATCAAGGTCGGTATAGCCGCCAAGAATAATCTGACGGTCGATAGCGTGCAGAATGTAGTTCGGCATCTCGGCAAGCAGATACTTCACAAGTGCGCCCGGCTTATCGGTACGGCGGATATCGCCCTTGTTAAGCACTGCATATTTCACCACGAAATCGGCGGCAAGCTTACGTTCCACAAGATTAAACTTCTGCGTCTTCTTCGAGGTGCCATAGTCTGCCACCTTGTAGCCGTGGGCGCGAGTGTCATCGGTCAAGCCTGCCAGCTGAGCGCCAACGGTGAAGCTGTCAACGTCGAGCTTGCGATACAGCGGCCACAGCTCAGAAGCCTTGTTGAGTACGTCTTCAATCTCGGTAATAACCGAAGTCGGGACAAGCTTGCCGACACTAGCTTCATCGATGGAAGAGTTGTCGGCATAGGCGTGGCGTGCCAGTTCCTCACGCCAAGCAGTCTTAAAGCCCTGCACGCCCTGATTATCGGTACGCCACAACGCCTGCTCGTACGCCTTGGTAGCGTCCTCGCTCTTCAGCCAGTCCTTCAGCGGGTCACTGGTCTTGGCGAGAGACTGACGCGCACCGCCCGCACTGTTGATGATGATGTTGGTTCGACCATTAGCCACGGTGTCACCCTCCTTACTGTTTTCTGCCTCGTTGGACTGTACCGGTTCTTCCGGTTCGGTGTTGTCACCGTTCTTTTCGGTCAGTCCATTGATAGCGTCCGTGATTTGGTCAATCAAGGTTTGTGCTTCATCCTTGGTGAGATTGTTCTTGAGTTCCATTATTTTTCCTTCGATATCGTTTAGACTACGGAAAACCGCCTTGCTATCGGCACCACGGTAGACCACGCTAATCTCAACGAGTTCGGCGTTATGGATTACACCGTTTTCGTCGGGGTCAGAATCGAAGTCGATTGTGATGCTGAAAGAGTTGGTTAGCATTCCTTCACTTGCCAGCTGTTGCACGTTCCGGCCTTGCTCATTGTCGCTTAGTCGAGCCTGAGCCATTAACCCGGTATCATCAAACCACAGTTTCTCGATGATACCGACTTGCGCCGTGATGCTCGGCATATGGTCAAGCAGGAGCGGCAAAGTCAGTCGGTCGGAGTCGGCTAGGTCGGTAACGAGCTTGAGTTGGCCATCATTCACGGGGGCTTGCAAGGTCTGCAAGTCTACCGTGTAGCCATTGGTCATGCGCGTACCGGAGTTGGCAAGGAACGTCAACGTGTGGCCGTCACTGCTGACATTGTTCGCGTCGCATGTGAGTGTCTGTTGCATTCCTATTTCCTTACGTTTTGAGCGTCCTTACGGGGCTTTATTGCTCTACACTGATTCTAACACTATTAATAAGAATGATTCTCACTAAGCATGGTGATGTGATAGAGCAGATAGGCACGGCAGTTAGGACACTTGAGCATAAGGCGGATACTATGCTCCGTCTCGCCTAAAAACCTTCCGCACTTCTTGCACTTGATTTCCATTTTCACGCCACCTCGTAAGTCTGCGTGCAACGACAGCGCGGGTGAGCCGCCGCAGTAACCATCGAAACATAGTCATTGGTGAAGGTTTCACCGTCAATGTCAATGGAATTGCCCTCGTCCATGAAGCTTTCCGCAAGCCCCACAACTTTGCCGTTCATATGCTCGCAGAATGGGCACGGCTTCTGCTCGCTACCGGCATCCAAACCGCTAGTGTGCCAGACCTTTTTCAAGGTCACGCCGGTTTTACTGCTGAGATTCTGCGCACTGTAGAGATTGCCCAAGCGTTCCGCATTCCGCAGTTCGTTCCCGGCCAGCAATTCGGCTCGGTCATCGTCAAGCAATCCGTACAATTCATGTACAAGTTCCTTGTAATCCAGTTTATCCTTGATACCTTGCGAGATAATCTTGGCAATACTCTTATTCGCGGTACCGGTGACAACGGTCACTGTCTTGGTCAGTTGCTTGCGGTACGCCTTTTCAAACGTATCCGGCAGGGTCTCCCAGCCGACAAGTTGGGCAATCTGCGAGGGCGTCCAAGCGTCAAGAATCTTGGCAATGTCTGGATTAGTTTTGGCTAGTTCCTGCATTGCTTGAATAATCGTCTTGCCTGTGGAGTTGGCGTATGCGACTATTTGCGGCTCGTAGACCGAGAAAAGACCATCAACGAGTTCGGCTTGAATTTCCACACTATCCACGTCAGTCTTAGCAAAACTATGCGCCGCTAGATTAAGATCAATCAAGTCACGGTAGAACTTGCGGACTAGCTTAGATGCCTTACTTACGGTTGATTCTTCAACGTCCGGTTTTACCGGTTCCGTCTTAACGTCATCATCTTTCGAGGCCTGAATCTGTGGCACAATCTGCGGGGCTTCCGGCTTCACGAAAAGAGACGGTGTAGCCGGTTCCAGTTCCAACGCACTATATTCTTCGGGCAAACGCAATGCCTTCACAGCAGTTTCAACGCTCGCCCCCGCATTGATAAGCTTGATAAGCGTATCGACCTGCACTGCCTGAGTGTCGGCCTGCACCTTGCGCACATCAGTCTGTGCCGGAATATCGAGGGTGAAATTTATGCCGTATCCAAGCCCACCCGTGATTCGGTCAAGCTCGAACTGAAATTTGTCCCACACCGTCATGCAGAGCGGTTTCAAGGTATTTTCGATAAAGGCTCGTTCGGCCTGCTCGGCATTGGCATAGGTCTGTCCATTATCGATACCGCGCACAATATCCGGCACCGCGAGGGCGCTTGCAAGCCGAGTGTTTACCACGTCGTTAAGACTGGACAAGTCGAGCGAATTATTGGCCTGTTGGAAAGGTACCCACACCAATTTACCGGTATCTGACGGTTTACCGCTCAGGGGGTCTACCGGAATCATGTTATAGACCACGCCGTTATTGTGTCCGGCGCCTTGGAACGCCTGTTCAAGCTGATTTTTTGTGCGTGTGAAATCGTCGGCGGTAGCGGACACAATGCCCATCATGCCAGCTGGGACAGCGCCGTTAGCGAAGAAGCCACGTTCGTAATCCGCTATCATGTCATCGACGTTTGCCCACTTGCGGATGGTCTGCGCTGGACTGATACCACGCGACGGGTCAAGCGGATGTGTGGAATAGCTGAGTGCAATAGTCTCGTCACGAGTGAACACGCGCGTTTCCAAACGGTCATTAACTGACATGGTTACACGATGCGTCCAAGTCGTATGACTGCTATCCCACTGCCTACTATCTTGTGGAAGGAAAGTATAACCAGCGATATTGTCCGGCGTAATCTCGCCGCCCGGCTGAATATATCCGCCTTGATTCGTCCACACCAGAATGTCAAGATGCGACTGGGTGAGAATACTATTGGCGATGAATTTCAGGAATTCAAGGCACGAGAATTGGTCATTAGGCGCGTACAATGCTTTGAGCGCGGGAGGTGCCGGGTTGATACGCTCGCCCTGAGCGTCAACCGCATAAGGAATGATAGTTGCGAAACGTCCCGCAATCGCGTTGGAATATGGGAAAATCTGCGCGTACGCATCATAAGGTGGAATCACTTGCGTTCCACTGCCGCTAACCCTAGTCCATCCTTCAGTCAAAGCGGTGGACGTTGGACGCGTGAAGAAACTTCTGATTTTATATCCGAGTTTAGACAATGTTACCGTCTTTCAATAGGCTTATTGATAACGGTTCCCATTATACTAGGAAAGCCCCCGCCATACCAGCGAGGGCTTACCAATCAACCAACCACCGGTAAAGAAAAAGGACCAAAGCTTTACCGGCGTTCTCTATAATACCTCAACATCCCAACTTGTCAACTTAACCGGCGTGTACACACTCAATAGTGTAGCGTCCGCAAGGTCAGGTGAGCCAACATTATTTGCCGCCTTGTAATCCGCTTTCGCTTGCACTTGACGTTGATTCTTCGTCGTGAGTTTCCATTCACGCGTGCTTAATTCTTCGAACAAGTCGTTTTTATCAGGCAGTGAATGAATGAAATGTATGTCACCGGCTACTAGTTTCTCAGCGAAAGTAAACCACATTTCGCTATTGATGTTGGGATATTTCGTGTTGTCTTTAGCTCGTGACGCGGAATTAATCGGCTGAATGGGTAATCCGTCAGCAATAAGCATGTCGGTTAGACCACCGCCAACACCACAGTCATCAATATTAATGGCGACTGGATTGTATCGGTCTGCCAGTTGTCTAATGGTCTGCGCCGAGTCCGTTAAACGCGTGTGGTTCCAACTGACTAAATCGATAATAGTGCCGCCCCTATTGACTGCTACGGCTGTCCTGTCGGCTCCAAGTCGTGCAACGTCAACGCCGAACGTTATGCCCCCGTCAGGCATGATGGTGGTTTCTGCGGACTGCAATTGTTGCCACGACATAATACGGTTAAGCACGTTATCGGTCGGTTTGCCCTCCCAGATGTGCGCGAAGTCGGGAGACCCTTTAGCCTCCTGCACTTGTTGCAACACTTCCCGCGGCAGTAGTCCAGCCTTGAGCGCAGTACGATAGGTGACGTGCCTGTGGATGGTTCGCGCCTTGACTTGTTCGTTAGCATTCCATACGAAGCGTTGCATAACCTCGTCTTTAGGAGTCAGCGGATTCATGGCGAAAATAATCGTACTGTTTTCCTTGCGGATAGTCGGAAGAAGAATATCCAACGAATGCTTCGAGATGAATTGCGCTTCATCGATAAAACAAACGTCAATACCCTCCAAACCTTTGACAGTGGTTTCGGGGTCATTATGCAAGCCCTTGAAAACGAAACTAGTCCCATTTTCGTGCTCTATCGAGTCTTTCGTGATAGTGTATCCGCCAAGGTCTAACATGCGTATAGAGTCCTCAAGACTCTTCTTCACTGATTCATTAATCGAGTTTTGGAACTCACGAGCGCACAAGACTCGAATAGACTTGACAGCTCCACGCAACACTAGCGACTGACATATGGTAGTGGTCTTACCGGAGCTACGGCCACCCTCAAACACGAAATAGCGTGCTGGGGGTGTGAGCGAGTGAGTCCACCAAAAAAGGCTAGCATAATCTTCTGGAATCTTCATAATGGTCATTCTAATACTAGAGCCACCCTATAACTAGGATGGCTCCGAAGACTCCTCCTACAACATGTAGGCGAGCTATGGAAACGCCCCTCTAGTCGCGAGACTAGAAGGGCTGTGCAACGGTTTAACCGCCCGTTGTCAACGTCTACAGCTTTCATGAGTTCGCAACACTCAAAGGATAGCAGTACCCGGTTTAGCCCCCCGCCAAAGCTCTCACGGGATAAACCCGTCCCTTACTTGCACCACGGCATTACGTGGCGTGCCGGAGTTATAAGGCCGCGGGGGCTGACGGGAGTCGAACCCGCGACATACGCTAACCGAAGCTAGCCGTTCTATCCGCTGAACTACAGCCCTGCCATCTGCTAGGTGGATGGCACGCGGTAGACACCTAGCATCTACCGCGTCTCGCTCTCCCGTCTGGACTCGAACCAAAACAAGCAGTTCCAAAGACTGCCGTGCTACCTATTACACCACGGGAAAATTGGTTAGCTTGGACTTTAGCGGGCTCCCGCCACCGTCATATCGACTGCCAACCGTTCGCCGGAGAGCACATGTTACCTCACTATCGACCATGCTCGCTAGCCGCCCTTTATATTTCGCTTGAACCACTGCAAGGGTAGTGCGTTCAACCGCCTAACGCTTATCCTAGGCTCACGTTAGGATTGCGGAACGTGAGGGATTCGAACCCCCGAACCGTTGCCAGTTAGCACCTTAGCAGGGTGCCCGCTTAAACCACTCGCGCAACGTTCCAGCCCCGTCTAACGCAAAATGAAAGGGAATGCTAGACGGGAATTAAATTATATATATAGATAGATGGCTCAATTTCTTTTCTTGCAAAGAAATAATATACCACATCAGACAGGCAAACACGCCGAAGGTATAATCTTCGGTGCGTAATGATTTTGAACACAATTATGGTGGAACCGGGGTCGTGGAATATCGGCACTATAATCACATAATACGCTAACCTTAACCGCCGCAGGATTAGCAATAACACTGTAAAAACTTTTGACATACGTACCACTATCAACGTAAATATCAGTCATCCCGCCGCAAGCTGACTGCGTTTGCGTTTGAACAAGCATGGAATTTAAATAAGTCATACATAATGCGCCGGTTTGCTGGTTCGTCGTGTAACCGTTAACGTCTTCGTTGATAGTACCCTTAAACTCCCATATTCTATCTGTCTTGCAGAAAATACCGTTCATCGCCTTACGTTTAAACGGATTCCTAATCTGCCCACCCACAAGGTCACCACCTTGAGCGAAAGCAACACAGGTTAAAAGCTGTATATCATCCAACGCTTCGTAATAAGTCTCAAAGACTCTGTCAAGGTCGGAATATTCTCTCCTTTTAAGTTTTCCGTTGGACGGGAAACGATATTGAAAACTCGTATAATCGTCATCGAGCTGAAGAAAATAATCAATTCCTAAATCACGCGCTAATTCGTAGGAATATTGACGAGGGTAGAGGATGCCGGTACGCGGAGTGAAATTGTCCATACTATCGGTATATTCGGCTACCTTTCCACGGTTGAATATTTTAACGTTTTGTTCGCCGTATTCATGAATATAGTCGGATATTGTTGGGTCAGTATCGTCTAAAAGAAAATACGTTTTACCGGTATAGTGTTGTCGTTTAAGTGTCTTAAATGTTTTTTTGATTAAACGGACGTTTACGAGTGAGAATAAAAACAGCACTATTCCTCATTGGTTAACGCTTCCTCTGCTAACGCTTGTAGAGTCTTGGTCATTTTAATAAACCCATTTTCAATAGCATTATCGTAATCGACGATAACGAGGGCTAGTTTTTCGAAAATCTTCCGTTCGTTTTGTGGTAGGTGTGAATAATATTCAGCTATTTGGTCGTAGTTAAAGACTGTGAACCGGTAAGCCGCGTGCGTTAAGAATTTTCGCAACTTAGTATCTTTAATGTTAGCTTTAATATACGTTAAAAGTTCATCGGTCTTAGAATGGTCATATAGCGCGGAGAGAGCGGGTGGGGTATCGGATTGTGGTGTATACACCGGCGTATCGATTTTAGCAGTATAAACGTTATCCGGCGTATCATCGTTAATCCGTAAATCGAATTGGCCCATATCAAGCGAGGGTAAATCGGTTTTAATCTGGGCTAATTCGCTGTTAAGCATATCTATATCGAACCCGGAATTAAGTGTCAGCTGATTATGGACAAGCGTATAGGCGCGACGTTGAGCGTCAGACAAATCATCCAGACAAATAACTGGACACGTCTTACGCTTAAGCTTCTGCAAGGCCAACACTCGGCCATGCCCTTCCACAATGATAGGCACACCGTCCGCGTCATGCCACACGGCCACTGGGTCATTCATACCAAACTCTTCAATACTGGCCGCTATCTGCGTCACCTGCTCGGCTGGATGCTGTTTAGCATTCATGGCATACGGTACAAGGTCAGCAACCTTCATTTCGATAATTTGCAGACTCATTTTCTACTCTCCTTATCACGCCAAATCATGTATAGCCGGAGTATATACGCTTTCTCTACTCTCGGGTACGCTTTCATCAGTCCAGAGCGGACGCCCTTGATATTACGTCTCACCATGCGGACGGTGTTCGAACCGCGTGTAAGCCGCCAATTATCCCATAGGAAACGACCGAAACGCACAGTGGCATAACTCATGTCCTCCGCCGGATACTGGACGAATTCAAGCCATTCGCGCACAGTCCAAAAATCATTCTTCATCTTCATCACCCTTGACGAACTCAATATTAATGGTTGGTGGAACATAACCGTTAACTGTCTGTTCAACCGGTTGCAACGCTTTGCCGTCAACGCGGTCAACAGTATCAACTAGCTTCTTCCAACCTTCTCGCTTCTGCATGTCCAACACGGTTTGCAATGCGGCACGTTGGAATTGTGTAAGCTCGCCGCCCTTTGCTTGCAGGATGACCTCTTGCAGTTCAATGTCAGTCATGCGACCGTATTTATTGACGTTGTACGTGTAGCTGTCTTCTTTCCTCCACCTGCCCCTACACGCGTTCTCCGGATGGTCACCGAAACCACCCTTGCCTGTCGGATTGTTAACCGTCCCTTTTTTAGCACCCATCTTCGAAGTCCTCCAATTCCAATTGCACACTATGCGGCTTACGGCATTCCGCAATCATGGTTTTTATTTCAGGGTCATTCAAGTCAATCGGCGTTGAATTATGCGGGATACTCAACGCTTCCAGCTGTTTCCATGTCAAACTCATAAGCCCAGCGCCTTTAGAATGAGTCTGAACAGCATGATGCAAGCAAGCATCATCACCAACGCAAAATCAACCAACACTAACACTGCCGCGATACTACCAATGATATGGCCGATGTTCTGTTTAAGCTTCTTCATGGGCAAGTCCTTCCACTGTGATATGCGCGCCAATATGAGGCCCGGACGCGTAGATTTTGGTTGCGCCTAGGTCAACCACCTGACTATCATCCACCCACACTCCCGCATCGGTCAAGGCGTCCAATATGGCACGGCACAGTTTGTCAATGTCTGGCGGAACGGTAGGCATATGACGTTTCACGGTTTTAGGACGCGGCATGAAAAACGTGATGCGCACCGACACGGGAACGTTCTTGGCAAACTGTGTGAACTTTTCCCGAGTCATTGCAATACGCGCATTATCAGCCACGAGGTTACGCCACGGTTTCTCACGTTTACTCATTGGGATGGCGTGCCCCCGTACGAAACGGTAACTCCCCTTGGGCGCGGGAGTCATGCCATACGCGTTAAACGTTAACGTTTTGGTTTTCAAAATGCGGTTTCACCCCAAGCGTCACTATTCCCGAAATCGTCGAAATTGGACGGACTATTAGCCGTCTGCGGTTGTTGAGTCTTCGGCGGACGGGGTGGATACACGGTAAGCTTTGGGAATCGAGCGTCGAAATACACGCGCGGTTGCCCGTTCTGGTCAGTACCGCAAGAGTAATTAAACGCGGTTTCCAAACGCACCTCGCTACCCTTGTGCAAGACTTTTTGCAGGGCTTGAGCTCGGTTAACGTCCCATTCCGTGCAACGGATGAAAATCTGGCAATCATCCACATACTGGCCTGTCTGCTTATCCTTGTGCGACCCGTTACCGGCCACGGTGAATTGCATGATCTGCTTACCTGTCTTCGTCGTCTTCAATTCAGGGTCGCCGGTGAGCCTACCGTGTTCGATTAGCATAATAGGGTCGTTCATTTGTTTTGCTCCAATCTTTTCGAACGTTTATATTCGCGTATCTGCGCTAAACGTTCCTCGTATTTTCGTGGGTATTCTTTTTTGATTCTCGCGTATTGTTCGCGGTCATGTTGCAACCGTTCCTCACGGTGGGCTTGATAGTATCGGCGTTTGCGTGCCCGTTCCAGCTCACGCTGTTGAGCTGTTAGTGGACGTTTCCGTTTCGGTTTCCGGAATGCCTCTATTTGTTCTTGCAGTGGGGCAAGGTCATAATCCTGCATCTGGGTGATATGCGCTTTCAACGAGCATTCAATTTCACCTTCGGCGGATAGCCTACTCACTTACTTTATCCTTCGGTGGTGTTGACTTCTTAATAAAGTCTTGTACATTCTCTTCGGATATTCTCCACATTCTACCGACCTTGAATCCGTCGAGCTTGCCGGAATTGAGCCAATAGAAAACGGTCTGAACGGTCACGTCGAAACGTTCCGCAATGTCATTAGGCTTTAAGTATTTCATACTTCGATTGTATCACATGATTTTTATAAAACACGCAATTTTAGAAAATAGTCAAGTCTTTTTTTACTCTTGGTCATGTGTAGGTACTAGGTACTGTGGGGGTAGGTACTAGGTACTGTGGGGGTAGGTACTAGGTACTGTGGGGGGGTAGGTACCTAGTACTCACGAAGTATAACCATATTTCTTTAAGGATAACCATTTAAGAAAAAACATATAAGATAGTTTGCGCTTTGGTTGAGTTTATGTTATTGTCAAAATATGGCAAAGCTTAAAGAACAAGGGTTCGTAGCAGTAAGACACTGCATCATTCGAGACCGCACCATAGGCGGCTATACGAAACTCGTCTACATCATCATCGCTGACCACAGCGACGAAAACAATCTCAGCTTCCCGAGCGTAAGCACCATAGCCGCCGAAGCCGGATGCACACCAAAGACGGCACTAAAGGCCATAAGGGAACTAATCGCCAAAGGGCTCATAACGCGGGAACATCGAGCACTAGCCAATGGCGGCACCACGTCGTGCCTTTACCATCTTGAGGAGCCACGCAATTTCAAAGCCAATACTGAAAGGGCTAGGCAGTCTGACCCTGATACGCTTGATAAAACGGTTTACCAAGCTCCAGAATCGACTACCACGGTAGAACCAACACGCGAACCCGCACCGGTAGAACCAGCGCCACATAAGCGCGAGGAATACCCGACAGCGTTCGAGCAACTGTGGACAATCTATCCGAAGCATGTGGCCAAGATGGCCGCTTACAAGGCGTGGCGTAAAGCGAAAGTAGGCATGAACAGTGCTTTCCTCATGGCCAAGGTGCAAGCCTTCGCCGCACAGTGCGCCAATACGGAAACCCGGTTCATTCCGAATTTCGCAACGTGGCTCAACGGCGAAAGGTGGAATGACGAATACCGTCCCGACCCTCCGCAAGCCCGCAAGCCCGCCACGAACGCGGAAAGGAACTTGCAGAATCTCGCTCAGGCGATGGAACAGCAGACTGACCTTTTCGGCTTTCAGATTGAGTCCGGCGTGTCGCGTCCGTAATCATGTATAATCGATAATGTAAAATAACCAACAAATGAAAGGGACATGAAATGCCAATAAAAGTAAGCCACCAATCATTCGCAGACTGCGAAACACTGACCATTCACGGGGCAAAACGAGGCAAATGCAATCCCACGAACACCGTGCGACTGCAATTCAGCAACTTGGACGATTTGAAAGAATTCCAAAACGAGTTAAATAATCTTTTCCCAGAAAACGTCAGAGTAAACGAAAAATTCAGAGAACCAAAAGAAGAAGGGTATTACCTCTCGCAAACGGGAATACTACTCTTAAAAGACGAATGGGGGTGGAGCGTCATACGATTCAAAGACTCAACTACACCATACTTGGCATGGGACCCAACCAACTTACATTTAATCAACGAGAAATGGCAAAATGTCATCGAAAAATTAACTAAAGTTGCACTACCACTAACTCGTGTAAACATTACCCCGTTTTCAGAATGAAAGGACAAAAAATGAGTATCACAGTATCCCGTTGCGCTTATGAGAATGGAGTTAACAACCTCCGCATCGAGGGTGTTAAGTCGGCGTTCATCAACGAATTGCTCAACAGAGACCACACAAAGTGCCTATATATCGGGTTCGATTCCACGGAAGACTTACAGGCGCTCCAAAACGAATTGAACAACATGTTTCCGGAGAATATCAAACTCGACAAGAAATTCACGGAACCCGAAGAAGAAGGCTTATACCTTACCACAACCGGAACACTTCTAAGCAAGGATACGGAAGGCGATTGGAGTATTAGAGCATACTATGATGACAACCCGTATACAAGCCCGGCGCATACCAAGTGTCTGGGAGAAGCAGACGAATACGAAGGCGATTGGCTCAAGATAATCAAAAAGCTTGGCGTCGATGCGTTCCCACTGACTCATGTCAACGTCACACCGATTTATAAGTGAAAGGGTAGGAAATGATAAAAGTCACAGCATACACGAACCCGGAAACAGTTGTCGTAAACGCGTTGCGGGACTTGTCGGCCACCACCACGGAAGACGGGTGGAAAGTCGTATTACGGTTCCGTGATGAAGCCGAAATGAAAGCGCTACAGGACGCGCTCAACTACCGGTTTCCCGATAACATGAAGACAATGCAGGAAATGCCGACGGAAGAAGGCTATTACATCACCCAAACCGGCACACTGCTCTACCATGACGTGGATGGCGATTGGAGCGTGCGACGTCCAACCGTTGAGGATGGACAGTTTGTAACTGTGCCTATCGATCGTGTTTGGAGTGATGGGTTTTCCGCGTCGTATGTCACATGGCCGCTTGTTGTGGCTACTCTTGGTGCTGAGGCGTTTCCGCTAGTGCCTGTCAAGTTCGCTTAGTGATAACGGTTCTCATTTATGCCCGCTGATTTGTTTCGGCGGGCATTTTCTTTTCCCGGCGTGTCGCACTCAACAATAGTGTATTATGTAATTATCAACCA